TTCCACCTGTTTCTTCAATTACAATGTTAGATACTTGAACTTTCGTAAAATCAAAATCATCTAATGAAGTGAGCAAATATCCGAAAAGATATATTTTAAGCAATTTTTCTTTTTCGCTGCTATGTTTTTCTTCGGCAATTTTATAAAACTGCTCAACAACTCCTACATCAAAATCAGAAGTTTCAGGAATATATTTTTTCAATTCTTCCAAAGTTTCGTCCATCATTATTCATCAACTCTTTCGCCGACAAGCTCATTTTCTGACAAAGCTTCAAATTCTTCCTCAGTTAATTCCAGCTTATCGCCAATTTCATACCTAACATCGTTGTATCTCAAAGGCGTTAAAGCTACTGCTTCAACAATAGCTTTTACCTCTTCCTTTTTATTCTCTTTTGCCATTCAATTCACCTACCCTACTGTTGCTATAAACATGCTGTTTATTATTGATGGATTTGGGGCAACTAAATCTTCAATTACAACGTTTACATTATTTACAACCCCTGCCGATTTTGATTCAGGCACAACTTCCACAGTTGCAAATGTTCCTGCTATATCCACAACTTCTCTATCTCCTAACAATCCAAGCAATTCATCAGTTTTTGCAGGAGTTGGTCCGTATTCCATTGTTCCTAATTGTCCGTTTGGGATTAATGTAACAATGTTGTCTGGAAATACATTTCTTGTTGTTTTTCCAACTTTTATTTTTTCGTCCCAAATCAATATTGTCATTCCGATTACATCCTCAATAGTAGATTTAATAAGTGCCGGAGTAACTGTAACAATAGTATTCTTAAACAACGCTTTTACAGTATCGTGTTTTTTTAGTGCGTTATACGTAGCTTTTGACATTAAAGCTATTTCTACGTTTCCCCCGCCTTCTTCAACCGTTTCTTTCCATCTCTCTAAATCTTCAAGTGGTTTTGCTGTTGCAGCACTCCAAATATTAGTTCCTGCTAATGTTTCTTTATATTTATCAGCAAGTCTATAATTAATTGTCTGCCCTCCGCCATTTTCATCAACAAACGTTACTTTGGCTGTTGATAAAAATTGTGAAACTGTATAAGCTGCAATTGCTCTTGCACTTCCTAAAAATCCGTTTTTCCCTGCGAATTTATTAAAAATATTTTCTGAATAACTAGCAATTATTGACTGGTTATTTGTATTCAAAATTTCTAGCAATTCTTTTCTGCGTTTCTCGTCAAGCTTCATACCTTCTCTAAAAAACTGCTTATCCCCTTTTGTTGTTGTTTTCAAATCCCAGTCTCTAAACATTACATCCGCATCTAGTTGGCTACTTTGTAATATTTCAACTGCTCCACCGTCTAAACTTCCAAATGTATTTATATCAAATGTGTTTGAAAATACAGCTGGAAACATTGCTTCTACTAACGTAGTTCCTTTTACTCCTGCATAATACTTATTTAAACTCTTTGCGTTTAATAAATCTGTTAAATTCATTGGCATTTCTTAACCTCCTATTTTCTATCCTTATAAATGTAAGTTACCCCTGCTGGTAACTCCGCTTTTGTAACCGTAATTGGCGTAGGATGTTCTTTTCCTACTGCAATTAATTTATCTAAATACGCAATTCCTTCAAGCGAAACTGTTGCTTGTTCATTGTCGTTGTAATATTTAAACTCAACATCATGCAATAACACAGCTTCCGCCTGCGTTCCTGTTCCTGTTGGAATCACAAACGCTCCTGTTTCTCTTAAATCTTCTCCATTTTTTGCTTTAACAAGTGTTCCAGCCAACAAATACTCTTTATTGGTATTTTTGTCTTTGTAAATGTAATTGGCAAAATCTGATTTTAATATTTTCACTTGCACATTCAGTTTTTCTTTGTGCATTACTGTTCTTTTTAACATTTCAACCTCCTAAAATTTTGTAAGATCTGTTTCGTTGTTTTTGTTTTTCTCAATCATTCTGTCAACAAAATCTTTTTCATCTTTCTTTTTATCCTTTGGATTAAATCCCCCGTTTGTTATCGAGTTCTTTTTCAAAAAATCTGTTGTGAACTCTTTTTCTTTTGCCGCTACATCTTTAATAGCTGTTTCTAATTTCTCAAGTGTCATATCTGGTGTAATTTGTACTAAATCAGCAAACTGCGGACTAATTTTCAATTGCGCAACTAACTCACCTTTTTTAGTTCTCAATGCTGTTAAATTCAATTGTTTTTTAGCTTCAGCGAGTTCTTGTTCTAATTTTTCTTTTTCCATTTTTGCTAGTTCCTCAGCACTTTTCCCATTTTTTTGATAATCTTCAATTTGCTTGTTTGCATGACCTAATTGTGATTTTAAAGAATTAATTTCTTTATTAGTATCATTTGTTATCTTTTCAATTTGGGCCTTTAAGTTTTCTATTGTTTCATTAGCTTCACCATTTGATTGTGTCCCATTATTTTCACCAGTATTACCTGCTCCTGCACCACCTGTTGTTTCTGTTGTAGTGTCATAATTTAATTTCATTCTTTTTAACAAATCCTGTCCTAAAAACATTTTTCACTCCTTTAGATTATTTGTTCTAACTCATAAATGATTTAGAATATTGATACTCTATAAAATTTTTGAGATTTGACATCAAATAACTCATAAATGATTTATAATACTTCAACTCTCAAGAATTTTGATTTATGTCATTAATTTCCTCTTGCGAATCAAGGAAATAAACAGTAGCCCAACATCTGCAACCTGGCTCTTCCCCAGGGACTATCTCAGCATTATCCCAGTTATAAATTTTTCCATCTCTTGCTTCGTGCGTTGGTCTAACTCTTTCATCTCCCATTGTATTCCATTCAAAATATTCGCTTTCTCCAGCAATTATTTCTTTTAAAAAATCTTTATAGTAATTTCCGAGCATGTTTCTTGCTCTGAATTTCGCATTATTTTTTAATATATCCTTTAGATTTGATTTTTGTTTATTGTTTTCAACATAATTGTTTAAATTATTCTGCCATTCTTTAATTTCTTTTATTTGTTTTTTTGCTAATTCTAAATGCTTTTCAATATCAATGTTCTTTTTGCTTTTATACTCTTTTTCAAAATTCACACTATAATTAATAAATATCTTCAGCAAATTTGAGTAATTAACATTTATTTTTTTATTGTTAAAAATCAAAAAAGCTATCTTTTTAAAAAAAATAAATAATCTTTTTTCAACTCTATGATTCCATTCGAAATTTATCTTAATCATACAAACCACTCAAATCTTGTAAAGTGTTGTCCGTTATTTTATTTATTAAATCTTTAAGTTTATACTCCTCATCAATATCTTTTGCTTTGTTTATTACATCAAGAGCTAATGATAAAGTTGTTAATTTAGCGCTCTTTTCATTTTCCAAAAAAGTATCAAAATATGTGTAACTTGTTTCAGTTAATTCCTCAGAACTTCCTGACAATTCCAACGCTATTTTGTCCAATTCCAGCAAACTTTTTATAAAATCTTCTCTAAAACTCGCAACTTTAGTCTTAAGCCCATTGTTTTTTAATAAATAAGTTTCTTCGCTGACATTTTGTGTCGCTGTATCTACCAAAAGATACTCTGGAAATAAATTAGACAATCTCTTTTCTAACCTAGCTATATCGTTTTGCATTTCGCTGATAAGCGGATTTGTCAACTCGATATATTTAAAATTAGCTTGTAAGTCTTTCGTATTATAAGTGTTAATGATTCTCTTTCTCTTGTATCTTGCTTCTTCTAAGAGTTGTGCATTTTTCTTAATTTTAGAATTACTTGTATTTACGTCTGCAAATTGCTTAATGTTATCTGCATGCAGTAATGGATCACCATGTATTCCAAAGATTTTCCCAATATAACATTCTGTTTCGTTGATTTTATCTATAATATTCAAGGCTTCAATAATATTACTGTCATTCTTAAATCTTGAAACAGGTATTTTTTCTAAAATAAAAGGCGTTTCAATAAAATCCCCTTCTACTTTTTCAACTCTTTTAACAGTTCCATTATCGAGTTTTATATACTCTCTTGAATACTCTCTACTCTGCTCTTCGCCATTTTCATCATAATAGACTTGCTCTCCTTCGACCTTAAACCTTTTTATCTCCCCAAACACTTCCACATATTCGATGTCATCTACACTATGCAAAAGATACCTAATCTGCTCATCAGGTGTTAATATAACCTCAACGAATACTTCTTCATTTAAGTACATCTCTTTAGCTATCTTTTTACTAAATGTTGTCATTTGATTAATTTCCCAAATTTCTTTCAATTTATCATTATCTATGTCTAAATCTTTTAAAGCCGTACTCGAAAGGGCCTTAACAATATCTCTGATTGGATTAAAAATTTCAACCGTTCCTTCAAACAATCCTGGCATATTCTTGCCCAAATTGGATTTGCTATATTGTTCTCTGTCATAATAAGTTTTTACTCTCGTTCTCTCTTCTTTGTTCATTAGCCCTCCTTCCTAATATAAATAAGCAATTCCACCTTCATCTTTTTTCAAGCTATACAAAACATATCTTATCGCATCCATTACATCGTCATTTTCTTTAAGCGGTTCATCATTTTTGCCCCAAACATACGAGTATATCTCACTCTCAAACTTTCCTTTGAAGGCTTTCTTTGTAACTTTTAGCTTATTTCTTTTATACATAGCTCCAACTAAGTCAATACCTTCTTTTACATCTTTTTTAGCATTTTCTGCATTTATCCCAAAATCTAAAAGTCCTTGCACATATTCAACTCTAGCGCTATCACAAAATACTCTCGAGGCCCTATACTCTTTATATTTCTGTAAAATTAGCATTTTCCAATAATCAAAATATTTATGTTGTTTTGCTATTACTTCGACGATATAATAATTTTCTTCAAAATCCACTCCGATAACTACCAAAGTTCCGTAATGTTCAAATCCCCAGTCGACTCCAATGTAATATTCCTTTATTTCAATATTTTCTATGTCCTTAATTACATTTTCTTTTTCCGAAAAATCTGCAAATACAACTCCTTCTTGAGCTACCCATAATCCTAAAACGTCTCTGTCGTAAGTTGCACCCTTTGGCGTTGTCTTTTTAATAGAATCCACATATTCCTTATTAAGAAAAACGTTATCGTCTAACTTAAAATTACTAACTAGAATATTCAATCTTCCATTTTCCAATCTGTCACCAGCATTATCAATATAATCTTTTTTAACAAAGTGAGCTGGATTGTCTGGATTTGTATCAATAAATATCTTAGCTCCTTCCCCAGATGTTCTTGAAAATGCTTCAGTTATAAAAGTTTGATGTAATGCTGTTGCCTCATTTATATAAGTGCCGTGAGAAGTCATCCCTCTCATTTTCTTCCAACTATCCGCCTTTTCTCCACCAAATAAATAAACATTGTTTCCAAATAATTTAAAACTTCCATCTTTTTTTGGCTTAAATTGTTTTCCCAACATAACTTCCCAGTCATTTAGAACATTCCGCCAAATACTTCCGCTTGTTGCTCCAATTACAATAAAATTAAGATTTTGATTAGCTAATGTTGCTATATGTGACAACATAAGAAAATTATTTAAAAATGTTTTTCCACTTCTTTTTGCTCCTGTTAAAATTGTGATCCTCGGTTGTTCTTTGTTAAACGTTTCTAACACTTCATACTGTTTTGGTGTTAAATCATTCATTTTTTTCAACCTTCTTTGTTATATTTTTTAAAAATTCAATCATTTCATTTTCTTTTTCAATTTCCTTTTCGTCATCTTTTTTAATTTTAGATTTTTCAATTTCTAATTTCTCTTGTTGCAACAATTCATCAGCTAACTGTTCTTCTAATTCAGCTTGTCTATAGTCGCCTATAACTCTCGCGCCAATTTTTATATCTCTTTCAAACTCTTTTAATAAATTTAATTTCATTGCAATTAGTTGCATTTCTTCTTTTTCTAATTTTTCAGATTTTAAAAATTGTGTTTCCAATTTAGATTTTTTTTCTGCTATTTTAGACAATCTTTTTTCAGCATCGTTATATTTTTTTTCCGAAATAGTTCTTAATATTTTTTCGCTACGTTCAATCTGAATCACTCTAACACTCTGCTTTTTTCTGTAATAAGTTCTTTCACTTATGCCATTTTTTGCCATTATTTCATACTTTGAAACATCATCTATTATGTCTGATTTTATTTGGGTTTCTTTATCAAACACAACCGTTTTTTTTAGTTGTTTTTTGCTGTTTTTGGTTGTGCCTTTTTTGGTTGTGGTATTACGTTTTTTTTTAATCCATTTTTCTTTAGCGCTCCAAGTTTTTATTGTATTTAACTTTACGTTGTATTTCTTCGCTAAAACGCTCATACTTGTACCGTTTTCATACTCATTCTTAATCAATAATTTTATGTTTTCATCTTTCATTTTTCATTTACCTTTTTAGTTTTTAGACAAAAAAAGACCGTATGTATAAAATCAAGGCTTTTTAGTTCCTCAAATTTATAAATACGGTCATCATTTTGTGTACGTCGTCATTTATATTTTATTCAATTGTTATTTGAAACTTTTGAAATTAGGTTGCTTTTTTGCATACTCTGTTTTGATATTTCTCTGTTTCTGTTGTTTCTATTAATATAACCCCATTGGGTCTTTTGTCAATAAAGATTTTTCCAATTTTTTCACTTTCTAGAAAATCTTTGATTTCTTTGAGTTTTTTATTTATACTCATTTTACCTCCTTATTATACCTTATTTTATCAATATTTGCAACTGTTTTAAATAATATTTTTACACTCTAATTGCAAAAAATACAATCAAATTTATTGTTGCATAAATCAACAAAATATTTAAAAACCAAAAAACTAAAAAATACGCTACATTGTAAGGTGTATAATCAATTTTAGTTATTCCTCTTAATTTCTTCTTTACATCTTCAACTAAAGCATACAGATAACTAACTAAAAAGAAAACTAAAAATATTGTAACTGCTGCACTTAAAATTCTCATTATTATTTCCATCATTTTAATCCTCCTCTGTTATTACAATCGCATTATCAATTGTAACTCTGCGATTGTTTTCGCTTATTAAGTTTAATGATATTCTACCGCTATTATCCGAATCCCTTACTCTTATCATCCCTTTGTATTCTTTTAAGAGTTTTCCGTCGAGAGTATAAACTCTTACAGTTCTTTTTAATCCACTTGTATCGCTTTTCCAATCTTTTTGACTGTCTTCCCATCTTGCACAGCTTCCTGTCAATCCTAAAATTGTAATTCCTAATAATAATTTTTTCATTTTAATTCCCTTTCTTTTTATTCATACCAAACTTTTGTTTCTGTGACTTGTTTAGATTTTCTTTGAACTCTTTTAATATCAAAATATCCATCTACAACCCATTCACTTTTAGCGTGATAAAACCAAAAATATCCTTTTTCTGAATTTCCTACCACATAGTATTTTTTACTAACGTTCCTATAATCTATTGACCCGCTATCCCAGTTTCCAACACTTTTTTCTTCCCTTACAACAGGTAATTCTTCGAGAAGCGTTTGATATTCAGTTTGCAGCAACGGGTAACCATTATCTATTTTCAAAATTATCCCATCTAATATTGTTTTTTCTGCCATTTCTTCTCCTAACTCTATAAATTCTCACCATAATCGTTTATTTTATCATATTGTTCCTTCGCCTTTTTAAGTTCTGCTTCATACTCAGATATTTTATTCTCAAGTTCTTTAAGCTCACCTTTATTTTTGCTTTCTAAGTATTCTTTTAATTTTGTAAATTTTTTATCAAATTGAGAACTTATTTCTTCTATTGATAAACTCCAACTTTGATAATCTTTCATATCGCTTAAACGTATATCAAACTGTATTTTCTTTTCATAATTTAATTCAAACGATATAATGAGATAATCTATGTAATTTGTGTATTCTTTTATTTCAAATTTTCTTACTCTTTCATCTTTCAGTATTTCAGTTAATTCTTTTATCTTTATCCCATATAATTCAATAAGTTCCATTTTATTTCCTCATTTCTTTTTATACTTGTCTTTATTCAATATTTTTTCAAAACTTGCTTTATTTTCATCTTCCTTGTTCCATAAACTCCAATTTAATTTTCTCCAGTTTTTTAAATTGAATTGCATTCTATCCTTGTTTTTCATACTTCCTCCTAATTTCTATCGTTTTCCCGACATCATCCAAACGTTCTTAATACCATTTTGCTGACATCAGCAATATGCTTTTTGTTGACTTCAACAAAATGATTTTATCCTGGATCTATTATTTTCAATAAAAACTCATACAATCCGTAAGCCATAAGTATCCCAAAACCTAAACTTGCTAACATTCCGAGCAGATTATAATTCTTCATTCTTTCTACTGCATTTTCAAATATTGTCCAAATAAATACAATCCAAAATAAAATTGGTACTAATAATAATAACAATATTGCTATTTTCATTTCTCCTCCTAATCTTTCTCTAATAAAAATAACTTTCTGCTACTGAACTACGCTAACACTATTCCTTTTATTCCTGCTACTGCTAAAAATATTAAAGCACCTGAAATTAAAAGTGCAGTATATAGCGAAAGCCAGTAACCTGTTTTGTTTTTTGCCTCTTTGTATTCGTCAATAGTACTTTGAAAACAAAAGATCATAAATGTTATTGAAAACGATATGATAGAAAGTGAAAACATCACTCCTGCTATTTTGTACAATATTTCCATTATTTTTCCTCCTTAATAATTCCTCTATAATCCCCATCTTTAAGCCTTTTCCTAAACAATTTAAAGTGATTGGGATAAACTCCCAACAACTCATAAACCAACTGCGGATTCAACCACACACCTTCAATGTGATACTTCTCTTCAAACTCCTTTTGCCCTTTTTCGTGAAACTCATTGTGATGTATTCTACACAAGCTCATAAATGGCGTTTTTAGTCCATCGTCATTCTCGTAAGCCCCAGCAGCACTTGCAATTGTTTTCCAATGATGTAAGTCCGCCCCTTTTCTTCCGCAAATTGCACAAGTTCTTGACTTTAAGCAAGCGATAACATATCTTTGAGTTATGTTGTCAATCTCAAGGATATGTTTATACCTTTTATCGTGCTTACCTAAGATATATAAATTTATTCCAAGATCCAATGCCTGTTCTATGATAAATGATATGAAATCATTTGCTGTTTCCATATCGCATTTTGCTGTGGAAAAGTCTAACCTGTCTGTCGCTATTGCAAACTGCTCTTTCATCAGTTCCTTAATCTCTATTAAAGTATATCCAATATCGTCTCCAAACTGCTTTAACAAAACGTGTATCAAACCATTTTGTGCTTGCGATAATTTCTTTACAGGAATAACCTTGATTGGAAAATGATTTAAGTATTCCTCTAATTTCTCTTTTATTCCTGGATAAACCTTTTCCACAGGCAATGTTATTATTATTTCTTGATTCGAGATTTCTGTGTAAGCCATTTCTTTTTAGCCTTCCTTTTTTTAATGAATTTAATACCCTTAAATAAATTGGCATTAAGTTTTGCAAATTCAAAGTCACGGTTGTTCATTTCTGTATTGCATAATATCTTTTCTTTTATCCTTTTGACTATTTTTTCTTGTTCATCCATCTCAATTCCTCAATTCTGCTTTTTCTATCCAGTTCTGAACATACAGTAAGGCATTTTTCAAATCTTTTCTAGATATGTACTCAATTCCTTTTTGATATACAACAGTTTTATAATTTACTTTCACATCACCATTCGGAGCATTCCACTTGCTTTCTACAACTCTAAAATACCCACGGTCAACATATGTTTGAAATGGCATGTTATCTCTTTGTAATATTCCTTGCCTTCTTAAAATGTCAAATAACGTATTTCTTCCAACAGATTTAAAATTTAATACCTTATCAACTGTTCCTATTTCTGCTGTCGTATCACTACCAGTCACATCATTGTAAAATTCAACTTTAGGCTGTTGTTCCTCTATCTTTTTCTCTAATTCTTGTCTTCTTATCATCTCTTCTTTAAGTTTCATAAAAGCCTGAATAGCTAAATCAGGATTATTCAAAAGTTCTTCTGTTGCATACATTTTTGTTTTTCTTATTGCTGGTAAAATTTCATCAGCAACTTTATCCTGAAAATCTCTAGCAAGTTGATTATTTGCTTTCATACATAATTTATAAAAGATATTTTCAGGTATAAATTCAGGTAATTTTTCACTTCCTTTTCCATCGCAACTTTCTGCGATGACTTTAAATTCTTTCAAATAATCTCTAACAGTTCTCCATCTAACTGTTATATTTCCACTTTTAGAATTTTCAACAAATCCTAATCCTCTTGCAACATCTTCTAAATTTAAAAATATTGTTCCATTTTCTCCAACATACCCTCTTACTTTTTCTATTGTTATCAATTCATTCATTAATATTCCTCCTTAGTTCTCTCCCTCATATTTTTAAGCCATTTTTCGTGATGAACTTGTAAAAATTCTTCTTCAGTTGCTCCTGCATGATCTGAAACAGCCAAAACACTACCTAAAACCTTGTTTTCAGTCAATATTTTAAAATCTGATAATGCAAGCAATGTATCTTCCAAACTTCTTGCTGATAAATCCTTTTTGCTATGATCAACTAAAAATTCATCTAAAAATGGTATTACTTTGCCTTTTGTCTCTTCATCCTTTGCATTTATATAGCTAAGATAAAAATGCAATACATCTGATAGTTCTTCTAACACCTTTAATTTATTAAATTTTCCAGTGCTGTTTTTCCAGTAATTCCATTTGCTTTTAAGTTCTTGAGACAATTCCCCAATTTCTGTTATCAATGCAACCTGAATACGTTTGATTGTTCTAACATTAGTGGTTTTCTTTTCATCAAATTTTTTATCCAGCATTGCCTGCCTTTTCAGTAATTCCTCTATATCAAACTTTTTTAACGCTTTCATTATTCTTCCAGTTCCTTTCTTATTTTTGTCAAGTTTATAATGTTTGTTATTATAAATTTCTCCTTAACTCTTTCATTTACCGCCATTTTTGCCAATTCCAAAAAGTCTGCTTCTGTTAAATTTTTGCTTTTAACACTTATATCAATATTCCCTTTTTCATTGACTGTCTCGTAACAAATCAAATATATCTTTTCCACAGCCAACTAACTTTTTCACATTAAGTTCTTCAATCTGCGAATCATCTTCATAAATTATTTTAGTCATTGAATCCAAAATAGCCTTGTTGTAGTTATCTATATCTCTTTTTCTTTTATCTTTGAAATAAAGCCTTATATGGACTTTCAAACTATTAGCCAAAGGTTTACACCTAAATTGCTTTTTAAGTTCACCACAGGCTAAATTTTCAAAGATTTTGCCCCTTTTTGATTTGTATCTCCCGTTCGGTTTATTTACCCACAAGGAATTTACAGATGGTGGCATTATGGATAATTCTAACTTTATCAATCCTTTTTTCTCCCTTCTTCCAGCTTAAATTTATAAAGTTCATCAAACGAATATTCCAAAGCCTTCTGCAATTTATTTTCTGGAATCTCCCAGTTAAATTGCTCTATGCTTTTTACATTTCCACGATGTCTTCTTATAAAAAATTTGAGCCATTCCTCTTTACTGGTTGTCTTTAATTCGCTGTTGTCTATTCTTAGGCAAATTAGTTTTATTTTCGTTTTATTTCCTCCTGATTTTATATATTTTATTTATTTTTCTTTCATCTTAATTTTCAAAATCTTCTCGATTTGCCTAATTCTCTTATTATTCTCCTCTATCTGAACACCATTTTGTTTTATTTCTTCTGCCATTTCCATCATTTTCCTGTTTAATATCGTATTCGCTTCTCTTAAGCTGTCGTTTTCAATGTTTAGTCTGTCTTTTTCTCTTTTTATATTTTGCATTTATCCTCCTAATACAATTCCTCAAAGTCTTTTTTGTATAAATCTTTTCTTCGGCTTTCCCAATTAAAAATATATGTTTTACATTTGCTGCGGATTCTGTCTAATAATTTATCACTGCCGTTTATGTTAAAAAAACTTGATAATTGCTTAGCATCTAAATTTGTGTTTATTATCAAAGGCTTGTTATTTTCGTAAATAAAATTAAGAATCATAAACATTTTTTCTTTTCCCCAGTCGCTTAAAAATTCATTTCCCAGGTCATCAAAAATTATCAATTCCGCTTTGGATAATCTGCTGAATAAAAAATCGTCATTCTCATTTTCAAAACTTTTATAGCTTTTTCTGATTTCTTCCAGCAAATCAGATAAAGTTGTCTTGTAAACAAGGTATTTTTGGTTTAAAGCATTCATTATGCAGGTTGTATAATAAGTTTTACCAGTTCCAGGATTGCCGCTCATTAATATTCCAAGTCCTTTTTGTTTGATTGTTTCAAAGTTTTTACAATATTTCTCAAATGACTTCTTAAATTCAATTTCTTCAGGCGTTTTAACTTCTGCGCTCTCGAATCTTTTATGCCAATCCTGTTCCGTTAGTCTTGACAAGCCCATATATTTTCGAATATCCTGTTCTTTGAAAATACTCGATGATACAGTTGGCACACTAATTCCAGTCATCGAATCCCTTTGAGTAGTCTGGCTTATAATCATTGTGTTTGTCAAACCCTTTTTTCTCAGCATTTCCTGTATAGCTTCTCTTATTCCCTGTGTTTCCATTTTTATTTCCTCCTGTTTTTTTCCAGTTTAAATAATTTTCAAATTTAACACCAAATAAGGTGCTTGGTCTTAAATAATTCTCGAATTCTGTATTTTTCCAAGCTGAACACATATTGTCTATAACTTTTTTGAAGTCATTAAAATCATATCCTTCGTTTATACGAGCTTTTATATGTTTTTGATTGTCTTTACTTGTTGCTTTGAATTTGCTGTTCGCTTTTTTATTCAAATAATTAATAACCTGACTATATATATTATTTAATATATTAGTATTATTA